CCTTCACGCCCAACTTCGCCGTCTCGTCCAGCCCCTGGGGCCTCGGGGACATCAACGAGCTCGTCTCGCTGAACCGGGAGTACAACGAGAAGGCGACGGAAATATCAGATATCATAAACTACCATGTTGCCCCAGTTACGGTGATCACCGGGGCCAAGGCCTCCAACTTGGAGAAGGGCCCCCGCAAGATCTGGGCCATCGGCAACGACAAGGCCAAGGTCCAGAACCTGGAGTTGGAGACGAACTTCACCGGGCCGCTGGGCTACATGGAGCTCTTGAAGCAGGCCATGCACGAGATGACGGGCGTCCCGGCCACGGCGCTGGGCACGTTGCAGCCGATCTCGAACACCTCAGGCGTGGCCCTGGCCCTCCAGTACCAGCCGCTCATGCTCAAGCACGAGCGGAAGGTATCTCAATACAAACCCCTGTTTGAGCACGTCAACTCGCTGATCATCAAACACGCCTTCATCTACGCCCCTGAGATGACGGTGTACAACCCGGCCGTGTCGGCGGTGCAACTCCAGCCCGACCAGGTGCCGCAGTTGGATCCTTCGGCGGCGGTGTCGTACCGCTCGGTCATCGACTGGCCCAGCCCGATGCCGATGGACAAGCTCATCACGATCAACGAGATCCAGGCCAAGATGGCCATGAACCTGGAGTCGCGTCGTGGCGCACTCCGGGATCTCGGTGTGCAGTTCCCGGATCAGAAGATCCGGGAGATCTTCGAGGAAGTGCTTGAGGACACCCGTGAACAAGGTGCCCTCGATCTCATCCGCAGTCAGATCGCCGCCTTCAACATGATGGCGACGGGCATGACACCGGACGGTCAGCCCCTGATGGGCCAGGACGCGGAGGGGAACCCCGTCCCAGCCCAACCCCCGGTGGACCCGCAACTCGCCCAAGAGATCCAGCAACTGGCCTACGGGGTCTACCCGCCCCAGATGATGGATTTCGAGGCCGAGGACCCGGACTAGGTAACACAACATCCCAGGGACAACCGAACGTATGAGCAACATCGAGACACCGCAGCCCCAGGCTGCGCAACCGCAGAACGCAACCGTCGACTCGGGGAGTGGCTTCATCACTGGTGTGACGCCGCCCCAACATGTGCCACAGCAGCAAGCAACCAACGGCCTCATCTACCGGGACGACCGGCAGCAGGAGCCCCAGACGCCGCAACAGCGCATGTTCACCGAGGAGCAGGTTGAGTCCTTCCGCCAACAGGAGAAGGACAAGCTGTACCCGGAGATCCAACGCATGAGCGAGCAGTTGCGCACCCTCCAAGAGGAGCGTGACGCCGAGCGTGCGGAGCGCGAGCGTGTGGCCCAAGAGGCCGAATCGGAGCGCCGAGCCAAGGAAGAACAGGAGATGGACCTGCGCCAACTGCTCGATCAGCGGACGGCGACCTTCCAGCAGCAGATCGAGGAACGGGACCGCCGGTATGAAGCCGATCGGGCCGTCTTCGAGCAAGAGCGGCGCCTGACGGAGCTCAACGAGTACCGTCGTGACCGTTTGGAGCAAGAGGGGGCGTACATCTTCCCCGAGCTCCAGGGATTCATCACTGGTAACTCCCCCGAAGAGGTGGACGCCAGCATCGAAGCGTTGAAGGAGCGGACGGCCTCCATCCTCAACCAGATCACGGCGGCTCAACCGCCACCACAGCCGTTCAGCAGGGTCGCCGCCAACCCCGGCGTCCCACCCGTAGGACCACTGGAACAACTACCGAGCTACGAACAGTTGTCGCCGCAAGACATCGCGGCGATGCCCATGGACACGTACAAACGCCATCGAGACGAACTCCTACGCGCCGCAAGTCAACAACGACGACAGGGGCGCTGAGCCCTAAGGAGATACCATGGCCTACCCGAACGACACGGGTAACGCTCTCGGTGGCGAACTGCCAACCGTATCCGGCATCACGGGTACGACTCGGGTCGCTCCGGGAGGTCCCTACTCGAACTACGCCCCGGCCGTTGGCTACTACGGCAACGCGGTGCAGGACAACACGGGCGTCGGCTACGCCGGGTCGGTTGCCACCGGCTCGACCATGCTCGGCCCCGCCATCCAGACCATCTGGTCGAAGGAGATCCTGTTCCAGTCGATGCCGGTGCTGCGCTTCGAGCAGTTCGCCGTGAAGAAGACCGAGCTCGGCACGATGCCGGGCCTCACGGTCAACTTCATGCGGTATAACAACCTGCCGATGCCCTCGGGGTCGCTGGTGGAAGGCGTGCGCATGAAGACGCACGCCATCTCGGCCAACCAGTACACGATCTCGGTCAACGAGCAGGGCTTCGCCGTGGCGGTGTCGGAGTTGCTGCTCAACGCCAGCTTCGATGACGTCATGGCCTCGGCCAGCCGGCTCCTCGGGCGCAACATGGCGCTCTACATGGACTCCCAGGCCCGCCAGACGCTCCAGCGGGCGTCCTCGGTCGTCTTCGGCTACACCAAGCCGACGGCGATCAACCAGGGCTACGGCGTCTACGAGCCGGGCACCCCGGCGGCCAACGTGGCGGCGGTGGCCTCCAACGGGTCGACGGCCTACTACCTCACGCCGTACACGATCAAGGATGCCGTCGAAGTGCTGGCCTCCAAGAACGTGCCCCGGCTCGGGGAAACGTACGTTGCCTTCATCCACCCGCACCAGTCCCGCCGCCTGCGTGACACCCCGGAGTGGATCGAGGTCACGAAGTACGCGGCCCCGGGCAACTTCATGCTGGGCGAGATCGGCCGCCTGGACGACGTGGTCTTCATCGAGACGACCCAGATCGGAGCTCCCGTCGGCACGGACGCCACCGACCTGTACCCGCAACTGCCGGGCAGCAACGTCACGACGACCAACCCGTTCACCTACGACTGGCGTGGCACGGCGCTCGGTCTGACGGCGGCCCAGTTGGCCGCTGGCGGCTCCGGTGCCCCGAGCGGCTACGTCGTCACGTCGGACCCGTTCCCCGACATCGACCCGACCAACGGCACGCTGGACGACCTGCCCACGGGCGACACCGCACTCCCCGGCTGGGGTGAGCCGTGGGGTCCCGCCGGCACGGCCTACGAGGGCATCCTGCTGGGCGACAACGCCTTCGGGCACGCCGTCTCCCTCCCCGTCGAACTCCGCGACGGCGGCGTGCTCGACTTCGGTCGTGAGCACGCCCTGGCGTGGTACGCGATCTGGGGTTGGGGCGTGATCACGGACTCGTCCGTGGTCAAGATGGTCACCAACTAGAGGAACCTCTGACCAGGGGCAGGGAGGGTGCAACCTCCCTGCCCCGCTGCCTGGAAAGGCCGGTATCACCATGAGTCTCGTCACCGTGCACGGTCCCAACACCATGTACACCTCCTCCACGGCGCCGATCACCAACGCCGGGGGCACCGTCACCCCGTCGCTGTCCAACGGCATGTCGTTCACCTTCGCTGGCGCCGGTGACCGGGCAGCGGCCGACTACGACTGGTCGTGGACGCCCACCAACGCTGGCGACAACCCGGCGTCGCCCAAGCTCGACACCAAGTCGGGCACCATCGTCTTCGGCATCTCGGGCGCCCACACGATCACGCTGACGGTCGGTTCCTCGGCCGGTACGACGCCGGCCCCGGGCACCTACACCTACAACGTGACGGCGGTCGCCGGCCCTCGTTCGGGCGAAGAGGAAGCGGCGCCCGAGTCGGCACCTGCTGCATCCGCAGCGCCGCAGGTGGAAGTGGGCTACGACCCGGCCGCTCACACCGTGCCCGAGGTCGTGGAGTTCGTTGAGGCGAACCCCGACCAACTCGACGCCATCCTCGCCGCCGAAGAGGCGGGCGAGAACCGCTCCACGCTCATCACCCAGCTAGAGCGGATGCGGCCCTAACCCCACTTTGACCCACAAACAGGAGTATCGATCGTGGCACCACGCACGACACAGCAGGCCGAAGAGCCGGACCAGATGGAAGAAGACGAGATCACGCGCCCCTCTGATCTCGGCTTCGGCGGCGGCCTGCGGGAGATCGAGGTCCAGCCGGTCGTGGCCCCCAAGCCGCAGGCCCCTGGCCCCGATGGCCAGGTGGAGATCCGCATGAACACCACCCTGGAGGAGTTCACGTACGGGAACCCGCACATGCACTACCGCCTCGAAGCCGGGAAGATCTACCGGGTGCCTCGGCACATCGCCGGCTACCTCGACTCTCTCGGCTACGTCTGGCACTGATGACCTAGGAGGTCCGACATGGCTCGCCCCACGGTGGCCCACACGGGGATCTTCGTCCCCAACGCCCAGGACGTCGCCTATCCGCAGATGGCGGAGCCTGATCGGATCGACTACAACACGCTCGGCAACTCTCGCTGGGGTGTGATCTCGGGTTGTCAGGTCAGCGTCTCCGGATCGACGGCCACCGTCACCGGGGGCATCGCCAAGGTCAATGGCACGCTGGTGACCGTGGCGGCCGGACAGTCGGCCAGCCACGGCACCGGCGGCACCCAGGACCGCTACGACGTCGTCGGGGTCGACACCAACGGCACCCTCGTGGTCGTGCGCGGCGGCGCCGCCGTGGACCCGGTGTTCCCGGACCCCCCGACCAACATCACGGCGTTGGCGGCGGTGTTCTGCAACACCGGGGCGTCGGACTACGGCGACAACGTCATCGACAAGCGCAACTTCATCCTCGACTCGTTGCTCACCAGCCTGTCGGGGTCGGCCAACCTGATCTACAACCAGAACGGCACCGGCGCTCTCTACAACGTCACCGGCGACGGCACCACGACGTGGGCCGGTGACACCTGGATCCAGCGGGCCGGCCAGGCCACGCTCAAGGTCCACTCCAACCTGACGCTCGACGGCGGGATCACGGCGGCCACCGACATCTCGGCCCGCAACCTCACCGCCTCAGCCAAGGTCACCGGCACCAACCTCGTCAACGGCACGTCGATCCCGGCGTCGGGGACCACCGGGGATCTGTACCAGGACGGCCTCACCGGGCGGGTCTACGTGTGGCGCAACAACCAGTGGGACGAGCTCGCCACGCTGTCCACCTCGGTGCCCGTGGGCTCGGTGCTCACCAGCCTCCAGGACCCGGCCACGATGGGCCCGCTGGGGTGGGTGCCGCTCGACGGCCGCACCGTCAACGAGACGACGTACCCCACGCTGTTCACCATCCCGGCCCTGACGACCTACATCACGGGCACGGCGCCCAACCGTTCGATGACGCTGCCCGACGCCCGCCGGCGGGTGCTGCTCACCGACTTCACCGGCGAGGCCGGGCGGGTCGGGGGGTCGAGCACGCTGGCCCTCGGGTTGGCCAACCTGCCGGCCCACAAGCACAACACCAAGACGCTGAGCGCCGGCTCGCTCAGCCTCACCGCCCGCACCGGGCGAGCCGGATCGCACCGCCACTCGGTGACCGGTGGTGAACACGGCCACGCCGTCAACGACCCTGGCCACCAGCACGCCGGCATGGACTTCTTCGGCTACCAGAGCCCCGTGATCGCCCTCATGTGGGGCGGCCAGAACAAGATCGACGCCCTCTTCAACGACCGCTCCCACACCTACTCGGTCGACCAGATGCTGTGGACGTCGAAGGCCGTCACGGGCCTCACGATCTCCTCGTCGGGCTCGTGGCACGTGCACGAGGTGGACGTGCAGGGCGACCACGATCACGCCATCGTGATCGACCCGGTGGCGGCCCACGTTCACAACGTCACCGAGGACACCGTGGGCAGCGGCACCCCCGTCGACACCACGCCCGCCTACCTGGCGGTCTACACGTACGTGAGGTCGTGACATGAGTGAGTCCGGGTCCTTCCGCTTCGGCTGGGATGCGCCAGCCCGCATCAGCACCTCGACGGTGCAGTTCTCGGAGGCCTCCGAGATGCTGCCGCTGCTGTACGCGCCGCTGCCGTTTCCCACCGACGCCAGCGGCAACGGGTCAAACACCGGTATGGCCACCACGCCCGATGGTTTCCCGTTGTGGACCACCACGCCGACCCGCGTCGATCTCGTCTTCTGGCAGGGCGACGACGTGGTGATACCGCTGTACTTCAACGACCCCGCCGTGTTGGGCGACGACATGGCCGAAAGTTTCTCGTGGTTCGCCCAGATCAGGGCTTGCCACAGCTATCACTCGACGCTGGTCAGCGAGTTTTCGGTGGCCGCCACCTACCACGCCGGTGACGGCACTGAGGCCACCGAGTACACGCAGGTCGAGATGTTCCTGGCCCGCATGTACAACCTCTACGCCGGGATCTTCCAGTGGGAGATCTACTCCATCGACTCCACGGCCGACTTCTCCCGCTTCCCCAAGCCCGACGGCGCCGAGACGTGGCCCCCGCCTGACCAGTTGCGGACCTGGCTCTACGGATACTGCACGATCTTGCCCAGAACATCGGACACCGACTACCTCTATGACGGCTCGGTGGTACCACCTTCTACCGGCGACGGCGTCACCGTCGCGGTCGGTAACGGCGGTTTCGTCGTCGGCCCCAACGGACGAGTGCCGTGAGCGCCATCGACGTCACCGTCATCCCCGGGGGCACGCCTATCGCCGTCACCCTCGGCGGCACCACGAAGCCGATCAACGTCACCGCCGGGACTACCGGGCCACCGGGGCCTCCCGGCCCTCCTGGTCCTGAGGGCGGGACGCCCGTCGTCGCCGTGCCCTACGACCAATGGCCGCCGACCCACCCACTCCCCGACACCCTCTATCTCAGGCTCGCCCCGTAAGGAGACACCATGGGCTCGAAGTCCGACGTCTACGAGATCGACGTCCTCAAGGCCACCACCGGCCAGGCCACGACGATCATCTCGACGACACCTCTCACCACCGTCTACGTGGCGCTGTTCACCGTCGCCCCCTCCGACGCCTCGGCGGGTACCGAGGTGACCGGTGGCTCCTACGCTCGCGTCGACTCCAAGGGCAAGTGGGCCGTGCCCGCCGCCGGGTCGGTGTCGAACAACGCCGTGATCACCTACCCCACCGCCAGCGCCGACTGGGGCACCGTGGTGGCCTTCGCCCTGATGACCGCCCTCTCCGGCGGTTCCCAGACGATGTGGGGCACGTTGACGGCTTCCAAAGCCGTCAACAACGGTGACACGGCCAGTTTCGCCTCGGGGGCCCTGACGCTGACCGAGGACTGACATGGCTGGGAAGATCACCGATCTGGCGGCCCAGACTGGTGCTGGCGCGTCGACGTCCGACCTCATCGAGACGGTCGACGTCTCCGACACCACGATGGCCGCCACTGGCACCAACAAGCGCATGGCGCTGTCGGATCTCGTCACGTTCGTGGTGGCGAATGGTGGCGGCGGCAGCACGCCCACGGGCACCAAGCTGACCGCCCTGACGGCGATCACCGGGGCCGTCCTGGCCACCCTCGACCTTCTTGGGGTGGTCGACGTGTCCGACACGACGATGGCGTCAACGGGCACCAACAAGAAGATCACGGTGGCCGAACTGGTCAACTACCTCAACACCGCCATCGTCATCCCCAGCACCGCCGTCACCGGGCTCGGCGCCCTGGCCACCAAGTCGGCCGTGGCCTCGGCTGACATCACCGACGGCACGGTCGCCAACGCCGACCTTGCCAACATGGCGGCGCTGACCATCAAGGGCAACAACACAGGCAGCGCTGCGGTACCTGTGGACTTGACGGCAAGCCAGGCGCTCACGATGTTGAGTTCTGGCGGTACGGGCAACTGGCACCGCTTCACGTTCTCAACCACGACGACCGCTCCTCCGGCGTCCGGCTCGATCCGTCTCAACAACGCCACGGTCGCTTCGGTCACGGCGATCTACATCCACTACACGGCTATCGACCTCGACGTGAAGACCCGGCTCCTCCAGCACGGTGCCGGTGAGCGGTTCTACCTCCAGGGTGTTGCGTCCTCTGCGAACTACGCCTTCTTCCGGATGACCGCAGCGCCGACCGACAACTCGACCTACGCCACGCTGACGGTTGTCTACGAGTCTGGTGCCGGTTCGTTCGCCAACAACCTGGACATGCTCGCCGGGTTCGTCATCGAGCCGAAGGCTGCCACGATCAACGCTCAGGTCGGCACCACCTACACGTTGGTGTGGTCGGACCTCTACAAGCTGGTCACGCTGAACAACGCCAGCGCGATCACCCTCACGGTCCCGCAGAACGCCACGACCGGGTTCCCGATCGGCGGCACGATCGACCTGGCTCAGTTGGGCGCAGGCAAGGTGACGGTGGCCGGATCGGGCAGCGCCGTTGTCAACGCCACGCCCTCGTTGGGCTTTCGGACGCAGTACAGCACGGCCACGCTCATCAAGTACGCCACTGACACCTGGCTCCTGGTGGGTGATCTTGCATGAGATTGGGGTTCGTAGCCTCAGGGAAGCTGAACAAGGGCTTCAAGGCTGCGCTGGGTAACTCCTTCAACAACACGTCGGGTAGCACACTCACCCTTGCCACGACGGCGGCGATCGCCGTTGGGGATCTCGTCGTCGTTCGCTGGGCTGCTGACAACCTGAGCGCCACGACGCCGACGGCGACCTTCTCCGACGGCACCGCGAACTCCTACACCGTGCAGCGTCAAGCTGCTGGCAACGCCACCGCCGCCGCGGGCATCGCTGGCGGCATCTTGACCTGTCTGGCGGCAGCAACCGTTGCGTCCGGCGCCACGGTCACGCTCACCCTCTCCGGAGCGGTCGTCGGCAAGGCGATGTACGTCGAGTCGTTCATCGGGATCACCAACACCACACGGGTGGCCGTGGTTGGTACCGGTGCTGTCTCCGGCACAGCGGCATCCACGGGAGCCAGCGCATCGGGCCTTGTTGCTGGTGACCTCGCTCTCGGCTTCTCGGCGGTGCAGACCCGCACCGCGGCGACCGGGGACGCTGACACCACCAACGGTTCTTGGTCAGCGATCAAGACCGTGAACGGCGGCGCGACCAGTGGCCAGGACTCCGGCAGTGTCCAGATCAACGGTCAGTACAAGGTCGTCACCGGGTCCGCAGCGCAGACCTACGACAACACGGTGACGAGCACGTACTGGGTCAACGGCCTCGTCATCTTGCAGGCCGCACCGTGACCTTCGTCGACACCAACCTCCTGGAGAGCGGGACCGGCGCCCTCAAGACCGAGGACGCCAACATCAGCGTGCTGGAGCACTACGGCGTTGTGGCTTCCACATATGTCAAGTACCGCACCTTCGACGGGGCCGCTGACTGGCTGACCCTCAACGCCGCCGAGACGGTGGGCCAGAAGATGTGGAACCCCGGCACTGCTGCGATCTGTCTGCGGCGCTCGCGTAGCGACGGCTCAGGTGCCGGTGGTGGTTACCAGGAGTGGTTCTCGGGTGTCTACGGCGCTGGCTCCCCGTTGAGCGTGGCGGTGTACTTCGCCCCGGACAACCGCCTCTACTCCTACGACCCCGCCAGCAACGGTGATGAGGGTGGCAACTCGCTGGTGGTCGCTGACGGTTGGCTGATCTGCGCCATGAGTCGGGTGGCGGCCAGCGCTAACCCTCGGGTGCACAGCTACAAGTTCAGCACCGGGTCCAGTTCGTGGTCCCACGCCAACATCAACAACCCTGCCCCCAACAACTCGCCGCTGGACACCGGCTCGTACTTCGAGGTCAGTCAGCAGAACGGGTGGAACCAGTTCTTCGCTGGTGACATCGCCGTGCTCGCCTATTGGCACCGGGCTCTCTCCGACGCTGAGATCGAGACGTTGCCAGCGTCGCTGGCGGCCTGGTCGGCGCTGAGCCCGAACCACCTCTGGCGGATGGAGAACACCCCCGTCAACGACACGGTCGGAACCGCCACGCAACGCTCGATCACCGGGACCACGGTGTCGGGCAGCGACTCTCCCCTCACACTGACATGAGCAGCCGCAACCTGGAGTCCGCCTCGGGGCGTTACTTCGAGAGCGCGGCCGATCGTGACCTGGAGTCGGGCCCGGTGATCACCGGGCCGATCACGTTGAAGAAGGGCGTGGGGGCCCTCATCGAGGCGACCACACCCACCGACCTGGTCACCCTCAACTCGTCGTGGTATTACGACTGGGCCAGCTACTCCACCCCGATCCTGCCGCCGGTCACGCCCGGCATCGAGTACGTGCCGATGATGTGGGGCGACTGGATCAACGACCCGCGCTGGGGCAGCGCCACCGGTGACGGATCACTCGGCGGACCACCGTTGCCCTCGGTCGGTGGCGCCAATGTGTTACTGGGGTTCAACGAGCCCAATGTTCCTGCCCAGGCCAACATGACCGTCTCCCAGGCGCTGGCCCTGTGGCCGCAACTGGACGCCACGGGAGCCCGTCTCGGTTCGCCAGCGGTGTCGGGTGACCCCGGACTGGCCTACGGCACGGCGTGGATGTCGTCGTTCATGTCGGGCAACGGCGGCCCCGTGCCGCGGGTCGACTTCGTCTGCGCCCACTGGTACGTCCAGTACAACGGCGGCTACACCAACGTCGGGGACTACCTCGACTATCTCTACACCACCTACAGCAAGCCGATCTGGATCACCGAGATCGGCTCCCTGGGCGGCACCGTCGCTGACAACGCGGCGTTGATGAGCACGGTGATGACAGCGCTCTCGACCCGGCCCTGGGTGGAGCGCATCGCCTGGTACGGCCTGTCTCGCAACGCGGCAAACCTCGGTTACACCGGCTCGACCATCATCAACACCGACGGCACCCTCAACGCTGCGGGCACCGTGTGGGCGGGCTACCCGGCGGGCCCGATGTACGTCGTGGATCCGCTGATGGCCAACACGGGCGGCGTGGCCACTGACACCGGAGCCCTGATCGTGGCCCGAGCCCTGGTGGGATCGTCACCAGGGACGAGCACCACCACCGGGGCGCTGGCCAAGAGCACCTTCTTCGGAACGGCCAGTGCTGCGGGAGGGAGCACGACGACGGGATCGCTGATCGTGGCCCGAGCACTGGTGGGGACCTCGGATGGGGTGTCCTCCGACAGCGCCGCCCTGGCCGTGGCGCGCACCCTGGCCGGCACCTCGGCCGGGACTAGCACCACCACCGGCGACCTCACCGGCTCCTCGGCCAAGACGATCAACGGCCAGTCTGATGGCACCTCGACCACCACGGGAGCGCTGACCGTCGCCCGGGCGCTGGTTGGGTCGTCCACCGGAGCGGGTACAGCGGCGGGCACGTTCCTGGTCGTCCAACGGGCGCTCGTGGGGACCGCAGACGGCCTCAGCAGCGTTGCCGGGGCCCTGGCGGTCGCCCGGGCGCTTGCTGGCCAATCTGACGGCTCCAGCACGACGTCAGCGACGTCGCTGGCGAGCGCCGGGCTCCCCGGGGGCTTGAGCGACGGGACCAGCACGGTCACTGGGACTCTCATCGTGGCCCGAGCCCTGGTGGGCAGCGCAGCGAGCGTCGCCAGCACCACCGCAGCCCTGTCCAAGGCCATCCCAGTGGCCGGGAGTGCCGACGGGTCCTCGACGACCAGCGGCGCTCTCACGGTGGCTCGGGCGCTGGTCGGGAGCGCCGACGGGGTGGCCACGACCACCGGCGCTGCCATCGTCGTGGCCCGGGCCCTGGTCGCCACCTCGGCTGGGGTCGCCACGACGACCGGGAACCTGGTCGCCAGCGCCGCCGGCGGCCTGGCGGGCTTCACGTCCGGGTCGTCCACGGCGACCGGCGCCCTCTCGGTGGCCCGTCCGCTGGCCGGGAGCTCCACTGGGTCGGGCAACGCCCTCGGGACCCTCACCAAGGCCATCCCCCTGACTGGGGCGGCTGACAGCACCTCCACGGCGGCGGGCACGCTGTCTCGCGCCGTTTCTTTGGCCGGGCAGTCCGACGGCGCCAGCAGCACCGGGCTCACCCTCGTCGTGGCCCGCTCGCTGGTCGGCTCCTCCAGCGGATTCAGTGCTGCCGGGGCTACCACGCTGGTGAGTTCGTTGGCATTAGTGGGCACTTCCCACGGCGTCTCCACCGACATCGGGGCGCTGGAGGCCTTCGTCATCTCCCGGATCGTCGGACGATGGAACGGGCAGGTGATCGACGCCATGCAGTACGGCAGCCACCAGGTGATCGACTTCCTCCTCATCTCGTCGACACCCTGAGAGGATTGGTCATGGCCAACCAGAAGTACGACAACCTCACCAATCTGATGACCAGCGGGTGGTTCGACTGGACGGCGGATCCGATCGTCGCCCTGCTGTTCGCCGGGGCCACCTTCGACACCACCGATGTGACGGCCAGCGACGTCGGCGCCCCCTTCCAGCAGGTGCCTGTGGGTGGCCGCTCACTGGGCGCTGACGGTTCCTTCCTGGGCCAGCCGGTGTCCTTCAACGCCGTCGACGCGGGGATGGATCTCCAGGTCGTCCTGGCCCGTGACGAGGGTGGCGGCCGACAGTCGCTCCTGGC